AAGGTGCAGGACTAGGCATCATACCGATTAACGAAGACAATTGCTGTAAGTGGGGGTGTATTGATATCGATCAGTACCCGCTAGACCACAAAGTTCTTGTCAATAAAATCCGTAAACTAAAAATACCAATGGTAGTGTGCCGCTCTAAATCAGGCGGAGCGCACTGCTTCTTGTTCGCAAGCGATTGGACAGACGCCAAAGATATGCAGAAGGCCCTGCAATCGATAGCCGCGGCCCTCGGATATGGCGAAAGCGAAATATTCCCAAAGCAGATAAGGCTACACCTTGACCGTGGTGATGTAGGTAACTTCCTTAATCTGCCGTACTACGACCATGAAGACGGTCTGCGCTACGGCTTCTTAGATGACGGCACGTCTGCGACGTTAGAAGAATTTATTGAATTATACGAAAAACATGTTCAAACGCCTGAACAAATTGTTAAGCTACAAGTAGTGGGTGGCGGCGAAACCAACCTACTCAAGGACGGTCCGCCCTGTCTACAAATCCTGTGCAAATCAGGCATCAGCGAAGGAGGACGTAACAATGGTTTATTTAACATCGGCGTTTACTTACGGAAAGCGTACCCAGATAGCTGGGAGTCCGAAATACTGCGCTTCAACATGGAGTACATATCTCCGCCACTGCCACTCTCAGAGGTAAACGTTGTTGCCAAACAAGTAGAGCGAAAAGATTACGCGTACAAATGTTCTGACTCCCCGATCAATTCGCACTGCAACAAAGACCTATGTCGGACACGTAAGTTCGGCATAGGAGCCGCGGTAGCAGGGGCTACAATCGCGAACCTCCGAAAGTATAACTCTACTCCACCAGTGTGGTTTATGGACGTTAACGGCGAGCCGCTAGAAATGGACACTGACGCCCTGATGAACCAGATGACGTTCCAAAAAGCATGTATGGAGCAGCTTAACTTCATGCCGCGCTCAGTTGCCAAGCCCCAATGGGAAGGCCGCATCAGCACCTTGTTGAGCGAAATGAAGGATAACGAAAGCGCCATCATCGAAGTGGCACAGGACGCAAGTATAAGCGGACAGTTCTACGATTATTTGGAGGAGTTTTGCGCCCACCTACAGGTGGCACAGGACAAAGAAGAAATCCTGTTGCGCAAGCCTTGGACCGATGACGAGATGAACATCACGTACTTCCGGCTCAAAGACTTCGAAAACTTCCTGAAGAAGAATAAGTTCTTCGAATATAAATCGCACCGCATCGCCCAGCGCCTACGGGACATCAACGGCAGTAGCCTTGTGATGAAGATTAAGGGCCGTGCCGTCCGTGTTTGGCAGATACCATCTTTCGACAATGTGGATATCAACATTGATCCGCCACAGTTTGGGTCACAAGAAGAGGCTCCGTTCTAATGACGAACGTTTTAAAAGCTATGCGTAATGCAGAGATTGTGCGCCTCATCGATGAACAGCGCGTCACCATGACGGCGGTTGCCAAGTGGTTCGGCATCTCAAAACAGCGCGTCCAACAAATATACAAACGTGAAACGTCTAAAGATGTTTAGGATATTTGGACCTCCCGGCACAGGCAAAACGACCACGCTGTTGAACATGGTGGACGAGGCTCTGGCTGCGGGCACACACCCCCACCGTATTGCTTTCCTAGCCTTTACACGTAAAGCGGCTAACGAGGCCAAGGAACGCGCTGCGGAACGCTTCGGGCTGGACGCCAAGAAAGACCTGATTTACTTCCGGACGTTGCACTCGCTTGCCCTAACCATGACCGACATCCGTCCAGAGCAAGTTATGCAGGAAGCTAACTTTAGAGAGCTTGGCCAGAAGATTGGAATATCGCTAGGTGGAGCAAAAAACACCAGCTTTGACGACGACATGCCGTCGGTAGTGTCGAGCAACGATCCGGTGCTGGGTCTGATTAACTTGGCAAGGTTGCGCAAAGTAGACCTTCGGGAACAATATAACCAGAGCAATCTGGACGACGACTGGAATACTGTGAATTACGTGGACAAATGCCTGCGCGAATACAAAAAGGGTTTAGGGTTATACGATTTTACGGACATGTTAGATCAGTTTGTTTCTGGAAAAAATACGTTCCGACCTGAATTTGACTTGTGCTTCCTAGACGAAGCGCAGGATTTAAGCCCGCTGCAATGGGATATTGCTCATATCTTAGACGATAGCTCCAAGCGGATGTATTGCGCAGGGGATGACGATCAAGCCATTTACCGATGGGCGGGAGCAGATGTGGATCACTTCATAAACCTGCCCGGTGGATCAGAGACGCTATCTCAGTCATACCGTGTGCCCCAGAGCGTTCATAACTTAGCAGAGAATGTCGTGCGCCGCATCACGCGGAGGTTTCCCAAACGCTATGAACCAAAACCCGAGCGCGGTAAGGTGCAGCGCATAAGCCATATAAGCTCTTTGGACATGGCCGAGGGCTCTTGGCTAATTCTGTCCCAAGCAGGATATCAACTACAGCCCGTAGCAAGTGACCTGAAATCAAACGGTCACCTATTTACCTACCGCGGCCACCGGTCCATCAGCGAAAAGATATCTGAGGCGGTCAACGGCTGGGAGCAGATGCGCAAGGGAAAAGAGATATCTGGAGACGTGGCTCGCAAGATTTTCAGCTACATGTCTACCGGAACACGCATTACACGCGGGTACAAAAAGATACCCGGGCTCAACGACAAAGAAATGGTTAACATACAAGACTTGATGGTTAACCATGGGCTGCTAATCGACGGCACAATGATATGGTCAGAGGCCATGGATAAGCTGCCCGAAATTGACAGGGCTTATATCACTGCAATGCTGCGGCGCGGCGAGAAGTTTAATGGCATTCCCCGCATCACAGCGTCCACGATCCACGGATCAAAGGGTGGTGAAGCGGATAACGTTGTACTGTTCACGGACCTAAGTGCGGCTGCGGACAATGCAATGCGGATTAACCCAGATGATATGCACCGAGTGTTCTACGTTGGGGTCACGCGAACCCGACAGAACCTGTATATTGTTGAACCAGAAGACGCGACAAGGAGTTATGACCTATGACCGAAGCCCTCTCTGAACAACAGCGGTTTGAATTTATTGAGGCTGAAATAGACCGCGCTTATGTCCACGCAGACGACGAGTGGAAACAAGCCTATTACCAAAATGCGGCAAAATACCTGTCGGAACACAATTTCGTAGAAGGTGGTAAGATTTGTGCCTTTTGCAGAGCGCAGGGTATGTCTGACCCACATCACCACAACGTTTGGGGCGCGATGATGACATCCCTGCGAAAGTTGGGATGGGTTGAAAAGGTTGGGATGGTGCGTCCTACCACACGGCACACGCACATTAACGAAGTGTGCCAGTGGGAAAGTAAATTGTTTAAGGGAGAGAAGACATGAAGAAAATGACATGGGACGACTGGAAGGCGCAAGAAATAGCAAAACGCGCTGAATATAAAAAAATGGGCGTAGTAGACTTTAGTGAAGCTCGCGCTAAAAAAATGTGGAACGACCCAAACAAATCTGATCTGGCGCAACCCGCCGCAAAGTTCGAGTTTGATGAAGAACTTAAAGAACTGGTGTTCTGCGGCTACGTTAATCAGGTGGAACACTAATGGCTAAATGGGTGATCGATGGGAAAAACTCGCAGGAAAAAGCTATTAGTAACCTGCAATCTAAAATTGCCGTGCAGCGCAGTGAAATAGCGCGGATCACACAAGCATTAGAGGCCGCAACAAAAGAAAAATCGGCGTTGCTGGCAGACATTAAATGGATGAGGGGCGATAAATGAAACGAGACGAAGTGCTGGATGCAGCAAAATCCCTGATTAACGGGGACCGGGCAAAAGATTATGGTGATGCTTACGATAATCATGCTCGTATCGCGGAAGGATGGAACGTCATCATGCGGGGGGCAATCAACAGCCACGGGTACTTAACCCCGGCTCACATTGCCCTGATGATGGACTGGGTAAAAACCAGCCGGTTAATCGAAACAATCGACCATCAGGATTCGTGGATCGATAAAGCAGGGTACACGGCCCTCGGGTCAGAGTTTGTCGAAAGAGACAAACGCCCTGTAGATGAAATTATTGAGGAAATAAAAGATAATGGCAAATTTGCAAATGGCTATGTTCGCCCCCAAAAGTGAATGGGTTCCGCCCATCGAACTACCAGACCTTACGGGCGCAGGTAAAATTGCAATCGACGTTGAAACACGCGACCCGAACCTGAAAAAGAATGGTCCGGGTTGGGCAACAGGCGACGGGGAAGTCGTGGGTTATGCCGTAGCCGTAGACGGTTGGTCAGGGTACATTCCGATCCGACACCTTGGCGGCGGTAATCTTGACGAAAAACAGGTCAACAAATGGCTGCGCAAAGTATTCGAATGCCCTGCCGATAAAATCATGCACAACGCCCAATACGATCTGGGCTGGATCAAACGCATGGGTTTCACGGTCAACGGACGCATCATCGATACCATGTTGGTAGCCTCCCTGCTTGACGAAAACCGTTTCAGCTACAGCCTAAACGCGCTGGCATACGAACACCTTGGAAAAACTAAGTCCGAGAAAGCACTCGTGCAAGCAGCGCGGGAGTTTGGCGTCGATCCAAAAGCCGAGATGTGGAAGATGCCTGCAATGTATGTCGGGCCATACGCCGAAGTCGATGCCGTCTTAACACTGGAGCTTTGGAATTACTTTTCCACAATGTTAGGTAAAGAAGACCTGTGGAGCATTGCTAACATAGAACTCGACCTCCTGCCCTGCCTTGTCGATATGACAATGCGCGGCGTTCGAATAGACGTGAACCGCGTCGAACGGACCAGAGACATGCTTCTGAAGCGCGAAAAAGAAGTTATGAAGGAAGTTAAACGCATCACGGGGACGGATGTGGAGATATGGGCCGCACAATCGCTGTCAAAAGCGTTCGATAAGCTGGACATATCATACCCCAAAACAGAAAAAGGCGCTCCGTCGTTTACTAAACAGTTCCTGAACGAAAACCCGCACCCCGTGGCAAAGCTGGTTGTTGAAGCCCGTAACCTAAACAAAACGTCGGGCACGTTCATCAACACAATAATAAAACACTGCCGATCCGATGGGCGCATACATTCGCACATTAACCAAATCCGGTCAGATGATGGCGGAACGGTTTCGGGACGCATATCAATGTCCAACCCTAATTTACAACAAATCCCGGCCCGCGACCCAGAGCTTGGTCCCATGATCCGTAGTTTGTTCCTGCCAGAAGAAGGCGACCAGTGGGCGGCTATCGACTACTCGCAACAAGAACCGCGCATCTTGGTCCATTACGCTCATGTATATGGCAAAACACGCGGCATTCCGCTGGAAGGGGCGGCCGATTTTGTCGAAGCGTACAACACCGACCCCTCAACTGACTTCCACACCATGGTTGCCGAGATGACAAACATCCCGCGTAAGCAAGCAAAGACCATCAACCTTGGTCTGATGTATGGCATGGGCGTGAATAAGATGGCCGAAAGCTTGGAC